AGCGTGTTCAGCGCCAGCAGGTGTATATACAGGCTTGCCATTTAATGTTCTTGGTGCAGCCCAAGCATCAACATCATCAGCCAACCCTTTATATAACTGAGATAAAGCATTTTGTTGAGGCTCACTATATGAGCCAGTAGGAACACCTTTACCAACCCTGCTTAATTCAGCGCCTACTGTTTTTTGTACATCACGAAGCTCTTTATACGATCCACCACCAGATTGAAGAAGCTTATCAATACGTTCAACAGTTTTACTGATAACTGCCGTATCTGAAGTAGTAGGGAATTGATCCAATACATTAATTGTTGCAGTGTTTGTGTTATTTAATGGTATTTTTGTATTGCCAGCTAGTTTTTCAGCACGGTCAAATATTGGAGATACAGCATCTTTAGCATTACGATATTGCTGGCGCAAATCATTTGCAATTACTGCTTTTTCACCACCAAGTTTAGTTACAGATGCTGGTTTGACTTGCTCTGTAACTTTTTCAATCAAATCACGAACTTGAGCAGATTTTGCTTGATTTGCATCTTGAACTTGATAGCCAAATTGACGGGCTTTGTTTAGTGTTCCAGCACCTGGGCCACCAACATCACCAACATCAATATTTACTCCACGTTGTGCAGCAGATTCAACTAACTGCCCTGTTTGCGGATTAGCGTAATTAGTCCCTGTTCTGACATTACCTGCTCGAGCTGCAACAGCACCAGCAGGAAGACCTGCAGCTAAGTTAATGCCTAACAGTGCTAACGGGTTTTGAATATCGAATTGACTACGGGCAGTTTCAGCAGCACCAGTGCCTGCTGTTGCACTTGCTGCTTGAGCAACTGGTTGAGCCGCTAAACCACGTCCAACTGCTTGAGTAGTCGCTCTACCTGATTGTTGAAGTAAGCCTCCAACACCACCCATTGCAGGGATACCTGCTACTGCACGAGTAACATTACCAATGCCTTGCTCAAAGCCAGTTTGTGGTTGTGGCAAACCAAGCATAGTTGCAAAGTTTGACATTGCCTGGCTAGGTGGTTGCAATTGGCTACCAGTAGCCCTGTTAATCAACATATTTAATGGTGATCCAACAATATCAGCAACCTGTCCCAATCCTTCCATACCATAACGAGCAGTCAATCCTACCTGACGAGCAACAGAATCTTGGTTTGGCTTTTTAGGAGTTTGTTGGACTATTGGCTCACCCAACATTGATGGGTCAATATCACGAAAACCTGCACCTTGTTGTGTAGGTTGTACTTGAGTCTGTTGACTTGGTATTTGAGCTGGTAGACCAAGTAAAGATGGGTCAATATCTCGATAATTAGCCATGTTTGTACCCACAACTTTCTGTACGTAATTCTGTGTTTCTTTAAATGGTGGAACACCACCATATTTGTCAACATTTGCTGGACCAGCGTTATAAGCTGCCGCTACCAAACTAGGATCTTGAAATCGCTGCGTCAATTGGTTTAGATATTTAACACCACCACGGATGTTATCTTTCCAATCCATGCGATTTACGCCTAAACCAGTAGCAGTTTCACTCATCAACTGCATAGGCCCATAAGCTCGATCACCAGTTTTTGTCTTTGGCCCTATAGCGTTGAAATCACCGCCAGATTCTGTTTCTACAATCTTTTGCACCAAAGAAAAAGGAACGCCCTGCCTTTCGGCTTCTTGCCTAGCAAATTCGTAAACTTGTTCTCTGGTAGCCATTAGTCATAAACCCGATATGCGCCAGTTGGAAGTTGATATGCTGTTTTTCCTTTTTCAGGACCAGCTTTAACTTGAAACTGAGGCAAATATTTACGCAACTTAGGATCTTCAAAAATAGAAGAACTACCTTTTGAGCTTTGTGACCATTTTTCAACTACGTCAGGAATAGGATTTGCAGTTACAAAATTGTAGTAATCTTTTTTCCGTTGATTTGCTACCTTTGTAAGATCAACATAATATTGAACAGCTTCTTTTTGGTTTGTTATTTGTGGCCCACGAGACGCACTAAATAAAATATCTTTATCTGAAGTTGCCCCTGATAAATCTTGAAGGTTTGAGGAGGCAACATCAGCAACAGATTGCAAGAATAAAGGAGAGTCAACAGAAACCGCTTTAGCTCTTTCGCCACCAACCCCCAAACCTGTTGCAATTTGAGCAACTTCAGATTTAAATGCCGCGAACTTACCTGGCTCAAATGCACCACGATTAATAATGTTTTGCAGATTTTCTAAACTTCGGTCAGAACTAACAGCAGTTTGAAACCCTTTTAAAGCAGCATCTTTAATAGGCTTATATCCTTCATAAGCTTGTATCTCAGCAGGAGACAAAGCTGATGGTTGACCTAACGCTTGAGCTTGTGTTGCAAAAGTTGGCCTTCCAGTTTGTAAATTAGGAACAGTTGTAGGAGTTGTTTGTAATGCAGCTTGTCCTTGTCCTAATCGTTCTGAATAATTTAATTGTTGAGTTGCTAGTGGAGCGCCTGGGATAACATTTGCGCCAATCATTCCACTTGCATCAAAACCAAGCATTTGGCCTGGCCTGACTTCTGGAGGAGTAGATTGAATTGCTGATTGCATATAGTTCTGTACAGGAGCCGCAGAATATCCACCAGTTAACGGGTTGTACTGGGATGTAATGCCTTTATCTTGTGTTGGCAAACCACTAAGAACATTTCCGCTTGCATCAACACGTAAATTGCCTTGGTATTTAGGTTGCATAGCCGTCAAAGTCTCACGAATTTGAGGTTGTGCAGGATTACCAATTAAACGCAAAGAATCTGTTAAAGCTCTGTTGTAATCAATAGGTGCATTTAATATTGTTTGCTGGTTTTGAGCCGCACTTAATGTTGGGCCACGACCTTCTGCACCTAATGCACGTTGTCCTGCTTGCATTTGATTAGGAACATATTGCTCTAAGAAACTAGAAACTTCAGCACGTTGGCGTTTTTTCTCTTGAACATCTGATATGTTTTTCTGAGTAGATGTGTATTGCTCTGGAACACCCATAGCAGCTTTATAACCCATAGCAGGATCATTGCTTAGTAGCGAACCAAGCAAAAACTGTTGAGTGGCTTGCTTTTGAAGATCAGTCTTTTCTTTATCACTGAGACCAGTTAGAGCAGCATCTGACAATAAGCCAAAATCAAACATATTATTTCCTTATCTAAAAAGGCCAAGCAAGCCTTGACCTGAAGAAGAAGTTGACTGAATACCAGAACCACCAGCAGGGTTAATGCCCAAAGCTTGATTAATGATTTGCTGCTGTTCCAATGGCAGGTTTCTGATTGCATCCAGTTGTTGTTGAGAGAACTGTTGTTGGAAGCCACCTTGTTGAGCCAGAGCATTTGCCCCTGCAAGTCCCATTTGTTGACCTTGACCAGCAATGCCTGCAAGCTGATTTGATGCTGCAAGACGCTGTTGATTACCAGTTAAACCAGCTTGTTGGTTAGCCAAATTAGCTTGTAAAAAACTTTGAGCGTTAGTCAAGCCAGCTTGCTGAGTTAACCCTGCTTGCTGGGCAGCAGCAGCATTAAGAGCCGCTTGATTACTCAAGCCTGCCTGATTGAATGCAGATGCACCAAACTGTGAAGCTTGGTTTTGAGCGCCCATGTTTGCCAAAGTCATTGCTTGCTGATTAGCAGCATTAAACTGACCCATTTGATTTTGTGCAGCAGCGTTAGCTAAACCCGCTTGATTAAATGCTGCACTACCAAACTGTGCTGCTTGATTCTGTGCTGCTTGGTTAGATAAGTTAAATGCTTGGGTATTACCTGCATTATATTGAGCCATTTGGTTTTGAGCGGCAGCATTTTGCAAAGCAGAAGCATTCAGAGCGGCACTACCAAACTGTCCTGCTTGATTTTGCGCGGCTAAATTAGCAAGTGACATCGCTTGTTGATTACCAGCGTTGTATTGAGCCATCTGGTTAGCAGCAGCAGAGTTTTGTAAGGCGGCAGCGTTTTGGGCGGCACTATTAAATTGACCAGCTTGGTTTAATGAAGCAGCATTGGAAAGACCTGCTTGCTGAAGATTAGCAGCATTAAATTGCTGGCCTTGATTAAGGGCGGCTTGGTTGGCAAGTGCAGCAGCGTTTGTAGCCCCTGCACCATATTGACCTGCTTGATTCAAAGCAGCCGCATTAGACAAACCTGCTTGTTGTAGATTACCCGCATTAAACTGAGCCAAAGCATTCTGAGCCGCAGCATTTTGTAAAGCGGTTAGATTTGAGGCCGCAGCTCCAAATTGAGAAGCTCCTGTTTGGGCAGCAGCCCCTGCAAGCCCAGCCTGCTGAAGATTACCTGCGTTAAACTGAGCTAATGCATTTTGAGCAGCAGCGTTCTGAGCAGCATTTTGATTATTAGCAGCAGCCCCAAATTGAGATGCTTGGTTTTGTGCTGCTATGTTTGAAAGACCAGATTGTTGAAGATTACTTGCATTGAATTGTGCCAAGGCGTTTTGGGCAGCGGCATTTTGTGCGGCAATAGTATTCTGAGCATTAGCACCAAACTGAAAGGCTTGGTTTTGCGCCCCTTGCGTAGACAATCCTGCTTGCTGAAGTTGTTGGGCATTAAACTGCGCTAATGCATTAGCAGCAGCTTGATTCCCCATGCCAGCTTGCTGGAAGTTGCCAGCATTAAACTGAGCCATTTGATTAGCTGCTGCTTGATTTGCCAAAGATGCTTGGTTTCCTGCTTGAGCGCCAAACTGTCCAGCCGCATTAGCCGCAGCAGATCCTGCTAATCCTGCTTGTTGTAGATTACCAACGTTGAACTGGCTCATCTGATTCTGAGCAGCGGCATTCTGCAGTGCGGCAGCATTTTGTGCGGCAGATCCAAACTGAGATGCTTGGTTAGCGGCAGTTTGACTAGACAATCCTGCTTGTTGCAAATTACCCAGATTAAACTGACTCATTTGATTTTGAGCCGCAGCATTTGCTAATGATGTTTGATTTCCTGCTTGTGCAGCAAATTGTGCAGCAGCGTTCTGAGCAGCTTGATTGGATAACCCAGCTTGCTGGAAGTTTCCTGCGTTAAATTGTGCCATTTGATTAGCGGCAGCTTGGTTAGCTAATGCAAGTTGTTGAACATTTTGCGTGTTTGTTTGACCAACATTTAAGTCAACCCCTTGATTAGCAAGTGCTGCTCGCAATGAAGCATCTTGATTAGCTTGTGCAGCCTGTAAAGATGCCGCTTGGTTTAACTGTTGGGCTTGCAGTCCGGTAGATTGGTTAGCAAGTGATGCCCGTAAATTAGCATCTTGATTAGCCAAAGTTGCTTGTTGTTGCAATTGGGCATTTGTCAACCCATATTGGGTATCAACACCTTGGTTAGCCAAGGCAGCACGTAAGTTTGCATCCTGATTAGCCAATCCAAATTGACCTGCAAGTTGCAATGATTGTTGTGTAGTAGCAGCGTCTTGAGCCTGGTTAAGCTGTTGCGCTTGCATAGTACGAGCAATATCAGCCTCAGATGCTTGCTGTGCAGCTTGATATGCAGCAGCATTCTGTTGAGCAACTAAACGAGCCGCATTCTCTCCAAACGCGCGGTTTGTTTCAGCTTCAGCAACACCCTGGCGAGATCCACCAAACGCTTTAGCAGCAGTGGCAGATGCAGCAGTCTGTTGTTGTTGCAACTGACGTGAACGCTCTAAATCTTTAAGACTTTGTTCAGTTACAGCTTGTGTATATGGATTCATATACTGCTGAATATTCTGGTTTAAAAATGAACCAGCTTGAATATCACGAACATTTGCACGAGCTTGTGGGGCAATCTGTCCTAAAGCTTCAGAAGCAACTTGTGCGCCTGATACACCTGTAGAAAATACATCCCTAGCACCACTTCGTGCGGCTTGGGCGGCAATTGCTTGTTGAGCGGCAATACGCTCTGCAGCAACACGTTCTGCCGTAATTTGCTGGGCTGTGACATCACGAATATCACCACGACCTAATACTGCTGCTTGTGCGGCTTGTGCATCGCCAGCACCAACCCCAGCAAATTGGGCAGCGTTAAAACCTTGGCTTGTTGCAGCTTGTGCAGGACCGCCAGTCACTCCAGCAAATCTTTCAGCAGCATAACCTTGGGCGGCAGCATCAGCAGCAGGACCAGAAATAGCACCACCAAAACGATCTGCTGTATATCCTTGACCAATAGCAGTAGCCGAAGGACCAGCACCAACACCAGTAAAACGTTCAATAGGAGCAGCAGTCTGACCTTCATATCCTTGTGCTGTATAACCAGTAGCTTGAGCTAATCTAGCTGCTTCAGCTTGGGCGCCACCAAAAGTTGTTGCTCCATAACCACTTGCTTGAGATAACGCAGCAGGAGCAGCTTGCGCTCCACCAAAAGTTGTTGCTCCATATCCAGTTGATTGAGCTAAATTAGCAGGAGCAGCCTGGGAGCCACCAAATTGATTTGCTGTGTATCCAGTACCAGCAGCTAAGTTAGTTGCTCCTGTTTGAGCACCACCAAATTGATTGGCTGTATAACCTTGGGCGGCAGCATTCTGAGATGCGCCAGCAGAAGCACCCGTTCCTGTTTGGGCTGTATAACCTAAAGCAGAAGCCAAAGCAGCAGGGCCAGCAGATGTGCCAGCACCTGTTTGTGCTGTATACCCTTGAGCGCCTGCTAATGTAGCAGGACCAGCACCAGAATACTGACCAGTTGTAGCGTTATAACCTTGTTGAGCAGCCATAGCTGCAGGAGCTACTGTTGCACCCCCATAAGCATTGTATGCAACATTCTGTGGTTGGTAACCATATGAAGAAACCGCCATGTTTGCGGCAAGCTGCAGTTCGTTCTGTTGTCTACTATTAGGGTCAGCAAATTGACGGGTTGCGGAATATGCCGCTTGCTGGTCAGGGGTAAGTTGAGCAAACTCCCTCGGGCCTAATCCTGCCGCAACACCTTGAGCTTGTTGAACGTTTCCTAAATATGCATCCCGCAATGCAGGGTCAAGCGAACTTCCGCTACTGCTACTTCCACCTAGAGACATATTATTCCCCTTGTATCCATTTAATTGCATCATCATGTGCCGTAAAATAACGCCACATATCTGTACTTACTTCTCGGGCTGCTTCTTTACCTCTAAGCAGCATAACAATCATTGGTGCGATTTGTAAGGAAATAATTCGTAATGTGAGCGCATAAGCCCTGTCATTAGAATCACCCTTCTCAAGTTCAACAGAGTCAAGCCATGCGTTGATACTCTGAATAACCAATGGCATTAAGAATGCCTTGTTTTGGTTAAAAAACTCATTTGTTGGTAGTGTGACCAAAGCACTCCAAAAGACTGCATCAATCTCTTTTCTGCTTGGCTGATTATCTTTGTCTACTAAATCATCCCATAATTCAGCAATACTTGACAAAGAGACAATAAAGTCTACAGCACTTTGGTTACCACCAAACCATTCTAACAGTTTAGAATTTCTTGCGTCACGCCATTCTTGGCTGTCATGTTCAATCATATTCTTTTTACAAACTTATTTCCAATTATTTATCGCATACTTCCAGGACTTCCACTAAACCGGATAATTCCAACTCGCCAATTAGTTAATTTAACGCCCTCAATCTTTGCGGCAATCTGCCTACCAGTTATGCGTACTGAGGTAGGGCTATTAACTGAGTATGGCCCATAATTGTATTCAGTGGCATTTGGATAGAACTTAGTACTGAATCTAACCTGGACATCACCTGCTGTGTTTTCATCAGGAACTAATCCTGTCAAATTCATAGTTCTTTCCCCATTACCCAACTCTATAGGGCCAGACTCAGCAAACAATGTTTGCCCATCATAGGCAAATCCAACTTCATGCTCATAGACATATCCATCTGTAGAAACCATAATTGGATTAGCAAAGATACCACGATCTGTACCGCAAGTTCGTGCTAAAGTGCCAATAGCCCAATGGCCTTCTCGATAGTTGTAAGAAACATAAGAATCTACTTCATTTGAAGCAGAACTTGGGTAAAACCACCAAATCTCACCAAATGTTGAGTTGTGTACACAATAGACTTTTGATGACTGAGTTGTGTTCATGTTACTAAACACATAGTCAGAAACATCACAGGGCAATGGCTTAACAAAACCATCGTAAATCCAAAAGCCTGATCCAGACATCCAGATACAAGCGTTGTCAGTGGCAGCTACTGATTGCTTAGAAATAACTCCACAACCAGAGCCAACACGCTCAAAACTGTAAATAAACGGTGGTCCAATGTATGTGGCAGTATGTACATCCACATCAGTAAACAGAATAGTTGAGCCACGTATGCGTTTAGCGCATTGTAAAGAGCCAATTGTGGTTAACTCAAAGTCACCAGCTTGGTTGGTAGCGGCAGGAGTCCATACAGTATTGTTTTCTTGGTCACACCATTGGACTTTACGAGGATTACCACCAGCGCCTAATGCAAACAAGAATCTTTCTTGCGTAGTAATTAAACCAGTACAGCTAGTTGGTGCGTTAGTAAGTGCAACAGCATCACTAGCAGTATTTAACTGCCATTCAAGTAACTTCCCATCTTTAGATGAGCAGGCAACTAAGTACTCACCCCATGTATCTAGACTCCAAGTAGTAGCAGCAGTGTATTGGCCTAGATCTGGACGAGCAACACCATAAGCAGATGTTCCATAAGTTCCATATCCATAACCAATTTTTAGTATAGCATCAGCGTCACCAACAGTAAAACTAGCTGGGGTAATGTCAGTAAGAGTACCATTCTCATTCATTGAATAAAGGTTTGAATGCGTACCAATCCCAATGCGTCTATTATTGTTGTTATCTCTCCAATTAATCAAACCTCGAGCCATGCCCGTCAACTGAGATGTAGCACGTTTTCTCCATCCACCCACAGGACGGATAGTGCTTTCATACCAGCGGACCAAATTTGATCCGCTCCAACGACCTTTTGACTGATATTCAGTCCCGTTTTTAAATACGCCTGGTGGAATTTGGAGTGGAATGTAAGCCATGTTTGTAGTCTATCAGTTTGGTAGGTTAGACACAAAACTCATTGTAACAATAGCTGATGGCACTGCTGGGCGTGTTGGAGTTGTCCCAGCAGGATATTGCTCAATTGTTACGCCTACATCAGTTGGTCTCCACATGATTTCAACATAATCTGTGGCATTTAAACTTAAAAAATAATTTATTGCAGCAATGGTGTGAAACGGATCTCCAACGCCTTTTCTTGGTGCAAATCCAAATCTACTATTTGAGTTGGCAGAATTTGTACCGTTGACCTTAAACCAAACATCTACATCTTGAGAGGCATTTGTTGTATTTGTAAACTGAATGGAAAACTGAAGGTTATAAATACCAGAGTCTGCAACATTAAGCCTAGAACTGTTTGACAAAGTGACTCCGTTAGAAAAATCAGTTGTATTAAAAGTTATAGCGTAAGCCGTAGTTGTATTGGCAGCAACTTGATCTGTGCTATCTTGGAAAGCACCATAAGGATTATTCAAGTACTTGCCACCCCTTGGGCCAATTACAGACTGTATTGAGTTAACTAACTTTGTAAAAAACAACCTCAAAAGGCCATTGTTTTGATTTTGGACATTTTGAGAGTAAACAGTTCCTGACGTACCTAAAGAAGGTATAGCAGGAATTTCTAACTGTTGTTTAGCCATTACTTTTTAAGCCAAGCTTGCCATATAGCGCCTGCAGCCATAACCAACCCACCGATCCAAAGAATAGGTTTAGCAGCAGAGGCTATCCAACCTAAGACCTTAAAAGCCCCATCAAAGGCGTTCATAGCCTCTACAATGCCTTTTGTATTCTTGTCTATAGCATCTACCTTAGTTTCGACTGCAAGCAGTCTTTCGTAGATTTGGGCATGGGTGACTTCTTCTGTCATGGCGCATCAGGATAAGTTACAGTCCAAGGAAATCCTGCTTGCTTAGTGATGTCACGCAATGCTTGACGGTAAGTTGCCCATGCTGCTTTGTCCGCAGTACTATCAGCAATCTGAGTCCAATCGCATTCTTTCAGCTTGTCGTTGCGTGAGGTGCGAACATTTGCAGCTTGTGCAGCATCAGCAGCAACAATGGCTTCTGCATTCATATCAGATACAGAATACTTGGTGTACCACTGACTATTAATTTGCTCAACACCATCAGCAAAACCTATTTGATGATGTGTAGGTTGAGCCTGTGGACCTTCCAACACTGGATCAGCACCAAAATCATTTAAAGTTTCTACGCTGATAATTTGCGGGAATGATGTGCTGGAATTGAGTTTGCGGAACTCATCCTCATACATTACTGCGCCTGATTCACGAATTCTGATTTGCATGATGATTCCTTACGCTATAGCCAAAAAGATGTAGGTAGCTGCACTCACGTTGATTGCTGCCAAGATTGCTGAGTTCAGCGCAAAACCCGTTGAAACTGTTGTAACAGAACCAAGCGTAGCGACTTCAGCCGCTGTGCTGTTTAAAAGCAAATACGGATCTGTTAATACCGTCATGCCACGGGCTGTGTCGTAGACGTACCAATCACCTGTTGAGTCTGTACGCTTGATAAGCACAAACCTTGCCCCGCCCGTAAAGCCGCAGTTGATGGTCTGGGTTGTGCCGTTACCTGTGTAGCTGCCGACTTTGGAAACGCCGGGGCAAGTTGCAAAAAGGTAAGCAACGTATGTTGCCGCAGAAGTGTTGACCTCTGTTGCAGTACCGATACTAAAAACAGACGATGTAGGAGTTGTGCTATTCCACCTTGTTGTACCTGTTGCTTTTGCAGCAGTAGTATTTAAAACAAGATATTCTGTATTTGCTAATGCGCTTGAATATATTTGCCATGCGGTTGCACCAGAACGCCCTTTTACAATTATTAACTCAGGCACTACCGTCAAGTTATGACTAAAGGTAGTTCCACTCCCCGTCCCCGTATAGCAAACCTCATCAAAGAAGCCGGGGGCGCGGCCAAATAACCAATCAATATAGCTATTTACATTAGAATTGGTTTGTCCCTGATCGATGGTTTTAAAGCCAGTATTTGTTGGCGTAAAAATTGGTGTGCCACCAAAATAGTTTGTTGTGTTTGTTGCCTCATTATCTGTTGAATTAGAGCTAAGAGGTTGGTCAGGCCCACGAAGCCTGTCAAATGACCAGTTAAGCTGCGTGCTTCCTCGGTTCTTGGTCATCCACAAATCGGGCGAAAACGACAGTCCAGAAACAGTTTGATCGGCTCCATTACCTGTACGTGCATTAGGAGTAAACACACTCGTACCCACTGTAGGCACTTTCATCGGGCCACGGCGTATGGCTATGTAGATGCAATTAAGGCCAGAATATCCAGTAGCTGTAAAACCTGTTGCTGTTGGGAAAACGCCAGCCCCCACTCCTTCAGCACCGCTTGTATTTGGACGCAACAATGCTTGCGAAAACCCAGTAACCGGCATTCCCCTCATGTTGTCCATAATTGTCCAAGAATCCGCACCACCATAATTCTTTACCAACACCCATTGAGGTTCATACCCAAGGTTTACGGTAGTATTGCCGGTAAAACTCCCACAAGAAATCACATTGTCCGTACCCGTCAGGCCAAAGCCTCCTGCGTCATGGGCGTAGATGTAAGCCACATAAGTGCCACCAGATGCGTTAACAGTGGCGTCAGTGCCAACGCTAAAGACTGAGGATGTGGGGGTTGTGCTGTTCCAACGTGTAGCGCCTGTGGCTGCTGCGGCTGTAGTGTTAAGCGTCAAATATTGCGTATTGGCAAGGCTGCGGTGATATACAGCCCAAGCCGCTGCTGTGTCTGTGCGCTTGACGATGATGCTACCCGGTACTGCGCCAAGGCTGTGGGCAACCGTTGTGTTTGAACCCGTCCCTGTATACGTCACAACATCAAAGAACTTTGGCTGTTCGCGGAATGTCCATGAGGCGTAGGTAGCGGCGGAAGTGTTGTAATTAGAATCTGCGCCGATGGTAAAGCCCGTTGTACCGAATGCGGTTAAGCCTGTTGTATCGGTTGTTTGCGCTGCGGTCGTGTCGCTAATCAACGCTTTAGTTACACCACGTGCTGTGTCAGTTAATTTGTGGTCAGTAGCGTCAGAACGCGATTTAATCCAAGTTAACCCACCATAAGTTGTTGTATTAATATTATTGGTGATGGTCTGAGATGCGCCTGTACCCGTATAAAGGTACGTGCTAAACACATCCTCGATGTAATTGCTTACACTACCAGCACTATTTCCTGTTTTACTTGCTGCAAACATTTCAGTCCTTATGGTGTGTAGTTCTGTGAAACAGTTACGCCGTACCAGTTTGTACCATCAGCAAAGAAACTAAAAATGTCTTGTTTAGATGCCGTGCTGGTAATTGTTGGTGCAGTACCTCCAGGCCATTTAACTGTTGACCAAGTAACGGTGCGTGAGCCTGTTGCATCTTGTTTAAGAAGCAAAATAAAAGACTTGCCAGACGTTGCTGTTGGCATTGTGATTGTTGCATTACCCGTCAGCGTAATGATCTGCACCGTCCCGTTTGTCAAAGCAAGCGTAATAGCTGTGCTTGAATTGGCAGTGTATGGTGTTTCAACGTAGTTAGTAACAGTTGGGTTTGTTAAGGCGGCAGTGGTAATTGTTGGGGTTGTACCAAATACCAAAGAGCCAGAACCAGTTTCATCTGTTACAGCAGAAATTAAATTAGCACTTGTTGGTGTTCCTAAGAATGTAGCAACACCAGTTCCAAGAGATGTAATACCAGTACCACCATTAGCAACAGGTAAAGTACCTGTAACACCAGAAGTAAGAGGAAGGCCAGTGGCATTAGTTAAAGTGCCACTTGTAGGAGTACCAAGAATTGGCGTTACCAATGTAGGGCTTGTAGACAATACATTATTGCCAGATCCTGTGCTAGTACCGACACCAGTACCACCCTTTGTTACTTTCAGTAATGGACCAGCATCAAACAACGCATCAAGAGAGTCAAGATCAGTATTGATCTTAGTACCCCATGAATCTGTGGATGCGCCAACTTCTGGCTTTGTTAAGCCTAAATTTGTGGTGGTTGTATCTGCCATGTTTTACCCCTAATAGACTTATTTAAACTGAAACTGTTGTCCAAGACTCTGAAATATCCTCAATTGGAGTCCAACTCTCAGATACATCTACTTCAGTTTCCCATTTCTTTCTAGCATTAATCACAATGCTAGAAGTATCAATAATTTCTGCTGAAAAATGTTGTATACGGTTATATTCAATGCCCAAAACACTTGTTGAAATAATATCAACATTACCAACAGCAGATATACCACCCGCAACTGTTAATACAGATGTATCAACTATTTCAACAGTGCTACTTGAAATTATTGCGGCAGTTATAGATACAGTGCTTACAGAACTTATTTCAAATTGAGCATCTTTTATCTTATCGCCAGCAACAACTACAGTAGACGCAGAGACAATTGCAAGCGCACCTAAGTACGCTCCATAGGAGTATGCACCCCCACTGTAATCTCCACGCCCGTAAGCAGCCATGTTATGCCAATGTTATAGACAGGCTAGAAGCAGGAATGCGGAAAATGTCTCCATCATTAATTGCTTTAGAGGTTGTCAATGGCGCCCAAGCAAGCAAAGTCCCACCAGATGAAGCAGTAAAAATACCCGCCCAGCCAATTGTTCCCCAATTGCCACCAGAAGCAGCAGCAAACTCAATTGCAGCAGCGTTTGTAAAAGTTGTTGCAGTACCACTGCCTGATATAGTTCCTGTAACTACACGAGCGTAACCACTGCCAGAAACTTCTGTACCGCCACCAGTATCACTAGGTGCGGCAGTAAATAACCCTACGTACCAAGCAGTAGGACGAGTTGCAGCACCTGTTGTGAACAAGTATGTTAGTACAAGATTTTCTGTGTAGTCTGTAAAAGATGACATTTATTACCCCAAAGAACGGGCGCGAACAAGTGGAGTTGAAGCAACAGACGCCCTTTGATCTGCTATCTCAATGTCGCTTATGGAGTTGGCATACATCTGACCCCATACAGCTAGACGTTCATCATCTTTTAAATATGGTGCAGCCTCCATAAGCGTACCATACAGGTACAAGTCTGGGGCATAAGCTAAAAGCCAGTTGCTTGTGTTTGAATCACTTAACGCAGGAATCTTAGCATAATATGTAAGTTCTGCACTATATGTTGCGTCTGGAGAAGGAATAAACTCCAGTTGCGTACCAGTAATTGTGTAATAAACTGGCTGACCAATAGATACATACCTGTTGGCCTTTAACTCATCTCCTTGTGCTTCAGTTACAAACTGAAGTCTGACAATGGGATTGGTGTTTAATTGGAATTCTTTGGCTTGTAGCCAATCAGCAGGATAGGCAAAAAATGAAGACTCAATCTGACCTTCAGAACGCTTAATCATTTGGCGTGTACGAAGTTTGCGGTTGAATTTTGCTTCTGCAATAGTAATAAAGCTTGGAATAACAGAAGTCAGGTCATCTCGATTAAGATAATCCGCTATTGTTGCTTTAAGTCCTGCAAAAGTATCAAGTGCCATTTTCTACATCCCTACACATTAGTGTGTGTTCATGTTTGTATTCAAATGTGCCAATATGAAAGATCTCTTTAGAAAGATCTTGGTCAACATAAGTTTTATGCCCATTTTGAGCTGCTCTACGGCAGAACCATACATCTTCACCAATGTAGTCCTCCGCAGCGGGAACCCAAGGGATAGCAAACCAAGGATATTCCATAGATTTATAGACTTCGGATTTGACAAGCATTACACCCATCCCGCAGTAGTCTACGTCAACAAGTCCTGTTGAATCATCCTCAGTATATACCCGATTTATAAATGTTGCATCCATATCTGGGGTATTTTTTTTCACCGCAATCGGCTCCGTTGGAAACCTACGTTTCGCATAGTTCCCACAGACTATGCCAATATCATGTTTTAACAAGCGAATGATGGTATCTTTTGGAAACCTCATATCGCTATCTAGCCACATGGTGTGTGTACACTTAGCCTCAATAGCATCCCTAGCTAAATCCTGACGTTGTGCCGACAACAATGTACCTGAACTAGTATAAATAACCACTTTATGATTGGTTGTTCCTACGGTGTATCCAACTAGCCTAGCTAAATCAAAAGCAAATCCAGAGTTAACAAAATCCCGTGTTGGAACCAAAATCCCAATGGTCATACTATCCATTAAACTTCTCCAGGTCTTGTGCGAAATGCACGATTGTCAGGGTCATTAAGCCAACGCTTCATATAAGCTTGGTCTTCTAGTTTCCCTTCGGCTTTCATTTGATAAAACAATGCCATTGGAATGGATGCAACATGGTGCATATCACCTTTCCAAGTAGCTTTTTCATCAAATGAGTTAAATCTTGCTTGATTGTCTGCAACAATCTGAGTTGCATCAATGATTGTCTCAATGGTAGCTTCGTCTTTTTCGGCATTGTAATGCCACATCTTACGAGTACCAGTTTCTGTATTAATGTCAAATAGTTTGGTGTACATATAAAAAAGGGTGGGTTATTAGCCCACCCTTTATTCAGATTAAGTCTGAATTGTAGAGTTCAGGTCATAGACAGCGCCATGAGCTTTCTCATTCTTGATCTTCAAGCCCCACTCACACAAGAGCATACGCTTTTCAGCATCACCTGTCTTAGCCAGTTCAACTGTCTGGAAGGGACGCAGATAAGCAACGCTTGCGTACTCAGGATCAAGCACGAAAACATCACGCTCACGTTGGAAGCGATTAGGCACAATGCTTACGTTACCAAAGTCAGACACATAGACGTCTGCAGCACCAATCAAAGTAGCGGGTTTAGCACCACCGTTGATGTTGAAACGGCTAGATGCAATACCAGCCATCTTAGACAAGTTCTGTTTGTTAACAGGACCAGCCATAACGATAGTTGGCGAGCCACCTTCTGTCCACACCTTCTGAATTACGTCTTTCAGCAATGCTTCGCTGAATGAACGCAAGTTAGTTGTTGTGGCATCTGTACGAGCCGCATCAGGAATAGTAGTGTATGAAGGATCACCACCACCAGTACCTTCGTTAGTATTGGTCTTCAAGAAGGCTAACAAAGCACCAGTCTTACGGGCAGCAGATGTAGAACCAGCAGTAGCGGCTTGGTTAGCCAGCATTGTGGAACACATATCGCGCTTGATTTCAGCAGACTTTTTGGCCATTTGATAGCTCAACTCTGAGCGGCGACCAGCTTTGTCAACAGCTTCCAATGTGCCAGCAATAATTACATCCTTACGGCTAATCTGGGTGTAGTTGCCCAAACGAACTGTAGCTGTAACTGCTGTGAAAGAAGTGATGTCATCACCCTCGATCTGTGCATTGGTTGTGCTGGCAGCAGCCAGGTCATCGGTTTGCCATTCAAAGAAAGTATTGGAAACGTTTTCACGTCCAATATTGCTCATAAATGGTGTCTCTTCTGGAGAGATCTGATAGATAACATTCGAAAGATCCTCACGTACACCCTTCGCATCAAAGCGGGTGTAGGTGTTGGTAATAGCAGCCATGATAAATCCTTAAATAAATTTCTCGAAAAGGGATGCGGCATCTCTGACGCTTCCTGTTTGTGCAAGACGCTTTTTTGCGTTATTTATATCACTCGACTTAGAACTTAGGCTACCTGATGAACCTGGACTAGCCATCCTTGGTGCTTTCTTCATTTTTGCTTGGAATTCTGGACGCTTGCTCATCATCTGGTCATATTTCCACGCTTTGTGAAGCGCCAATAATGCCCGTGAATCAGAGATGCCGTTCAGTTCCTGCTCAGAGAAACCCAGTTTCTGACCATACTCCAACAAAGCTTTACCTTCTGCTTTAGCCTTCTCTGGAGAATTCCACTCTGGAATCTTCTCTTTCAAAATTACAGTTTCCTGCGCTAAAATATTTTGTATCTGCTTTTGTGATTCAGCTTGATACAACTGATTAAGTCTCATTTGCTCCATTTGTACTGCGTATTGTTGTTGCTGTCTGCGCTGATGTGATGTCCATTGACGGGCATATTCAGTCGGGTCTTCAACTTCTAAACGGTTCCAATCAGGCTGTTGTGGCTCAAACTGTTGTAATTTTTGCTGCAATTGTCCTAATATCTGAGAGTATTGTTCACGCTCTCCACGTACTTGCTGAAATTCAGATTCGACAATCTTGCGTTCTTCTGCTAATTTCTGCGTTTTCCGTGTGTAGTCAGCTTCACGTTGATAACCTCGGATAAGTTCTTCCTTCTGGACTTCGATTTCTTTACCGTCAACTTTGACAATAAACTTCTGTTTCCTTAAGGCTTGCTCCTCAGACTCTTCGTCTTCACCTTCTACTTCCTCGGAAGTTTCCTCTGCTTCTTCTTGCGGCTCCGCAGATTCTATTTCCTCAGATTCGGGTTCGGATTGCTCCTCCTCCGGTTGCGCCTCTGCACCAGTGTCAACACCCTCTTGAGCGTCTAGCATAGTAGCAAAGCTTTGCGCGGCTTGGTTTACTGTAATCGAACCGACTGCATTTGCGTTATCGGACATATTTACCTCTTAGTTTAACATTCATCATAACTTTGGTGGACGACCACGCTGGCGAATCATAACAACTTCAGCCATCTTGCCTGTATCCATAACAGAGCGCAGTTTAGTCCTCAAGATATCTACCGTTGTCAAAAGCAAATAAGCTTGCTCTCTAACTGGTCCTTCCATTAACTTGGAAGAACGAATCTCACGATAACAGTCATCTTCTATTTTTTTGATTAACTCATTTAAGAGTTCATCTTCAAGAAGCAACTTGGCTCTGTCACCTCTTGCGAGGTTAATATCTAATTCATCCATATCACATCATAGGTTGGGGCTGTTGATTACTCATTGCAGCTTGTTGACGGATTATCTCTCGGTCTCTATTCATTGCGGCATCAATCTCCGCACTTTGAATTTGTACCCCGTATTTCAATTCTAACTCATATCTACGCAAAATTCCATCTTGTTCAATACGATCACGCTCACGATCATCTGCCATTATCATTTTTTCACGATCTAATTGCAGTTCAGCAGCTTTCTTTTGAATATCTGCTTGAATAGCTTGAGCCTGTACTTGAGCAAGTGTTTCCTCTGGCGTAAGCCTTGGAGCTTCTGGAGGCGGCATTTGGAAATCAGCAGGTAACTGGTTAAAGTAGTTCTGTGAATCTTTAATACCTGCCAGTTGCAACATCTTAGTTAAAGTATTTGTGTACTGTGGTACGGTTACAACAGGGTTGTTAGGACCAGTTTCTTTAATCAACATTTCCTGACGCATGGCAACCTGATTCAGGATATTAATGCGGTCTTCAATAGTGCCATCTCCAACGCCAACATTAACCGTCACATCCATGTTTGAATCCCAAGAACGGGGATCAATTGGCACAAACTTATTACGCAAACGAACCATACGGGCGCGGTCTTGATTTTCAACTACCAGTTTCAAGATGCCAGTAAACAGTTTACGCAAACCTGTCTCAGCAAAGATACGCGCTATCATTTCGATATGCTGGTGAGCGGCATTGACAGTAGCGGAAACTGCAGCTTTGGTGGTGCTTTGCAATGCATCTGCATCTAGTCCTGCAGCGGCCTTAGAAATGCCTGTACGGGTCTGTTTAATGTCATCCAAGTAGTCAAGCATTGGGAAAGCGGCTTGACCAACAAAAGGAGTAGTAAACGGTTGAACCATACCTGGCGCTCTCATGCGGATAACGGCGCCTACTTCAGTGTTCAGCACATCCTCCATGTTGGCCTGCCCCTCAACAATTGCTGTACGGGGGTGGATAGCTTGGGCCAAAGAGTCCAAGATACCACGCTGGACATTAGACTTGATACGCTGAATATCCATAACCACATCGGCAGGACACATACCAAAAAACGTATGGGGTTCTGGGTCTGGGCAGAAGTCAGCAAACTGGCGGTCATCAACAATCTCATTGCGGAGAACCTTGTTGCCTGTGCCAACAGTGCAAATCCTACGCATCTCAGCAATGCCATCACCATCAAAGTCTACCTTTAAGTAGCCTTCAATGTAGAGAACGCTTTTGCTTGATGGGTCACCATTGTTTGCGGTACTAATAACTGCGAACGGGTTACGGGCTTGATATTCTTGATTGCTGTCAAAGTCATTACCATTTCCTGCAACTTCAACCATCTCATCGTAGTCATAACCCATAGCGACTAGATCGGAAACAGTTTTCATAGTCCTGTGGCCTACAAAGGTGGCCTCATCAATAGACTTTGCTCTACGGTCAATTAGAAACTCTTCTGGTGGCAAAGCCTCAATCTTTACTTTGCCAGATTTGATTCTGCGCTTGATCTCCACATCGTACATCATGGGAGGTGGAGCGCCATCAATCATTTGCTCAGTACCAGGCACTGGGTAATCACGTACAGCAGAGATCTCTACATCTGGGTTTTCTATAAGCATCATCATGCTTTGCTCATCAAGCATAGAGAATGATTCTGCTTTAACTTCTACAGACTCATCCCACCAGTACTTAATGATTCCGGTCTTGCGAACCAAGGCATCTTTAAAAGCAGAGTGGAGAATCTTAAAGCCAGGGTTATCACGCTTGAAGATAAAGTCTACGTAGTCAGTTGCTTGTTCAGCATTCTGTACATCCTCTGGTCCTTGGGGGGTGAACTCAACTACACGCTCTGGGCCAAAGAAAATACGCATCAGACTTGGCAAGATGCCTTGTACTGTATCTCGTACATCCATTGATACAACTTGGGAGCGACCTTCTTCTTCATCACCAAATGGCTGACCATAGTAATACTCAGTTGCCAATGCACGATTGCCACCAATGTCGTCATCTATGAAAGAAATGGCATCATAAATTTCAGCAGAAATAACGCCTTGAAGTTGCTCTTCAGACATTACCTCATCACCCTCCATCTCGCCTTGAATGGTCTCAGCCATCAACATTGGATTTTCGTACATATTATTTCCTTATCGAGCGCCTATGTAAGGGAGGATTCCAGAATTAGTATTTTGCAATATAGATGGAATGCCACCAGCATAATTGTTAGCCATCCCACCGTAGGGGTTACCCATTTGTGGAGCCATATTAAATTTGTCATCTTCTCTTTGATTAATTTGATATTTAAATGCTGATCGAGCCATATCACCCATTGTTGCATTTGGGTTCGTCATGGAGTTATAAAAATCCATGCTAGGAGCCATTTGCTGTTTTGCAAAGCCGCCAAGAGTATCACCAATAGACATTGGGCTTGTCATTGCTGCTTCTGCTACTGGAGCCGCTGGCGCTGCTGCTGCAATAGCTCCTTCTGCCACTGGAGCTGCTCCTGCTGCTGATGCTGCCAAAGATTCAAGAAATGCTGCGAGTAAGGCTTCCATTTAATCTTCCTCATCTTCCATGTTGTATTCTGTCTTAGCCATCATCAACATATTAGATTGATTCTTGCTCATCTTCTTAGTGATAGGGCCACCAGATAGCCATGCTGAACAGGTCCGTGCGCCTGCACACTTAAAGTCAAACAGTTCACAGTAGCCTAGATTAGCCGCACCCTGTACGTCTTTGGCATAGCCATCAGTCTCTTCGTCTATACCTTTTAAGATGCAGGCTTCCATTTCTGGGGTTTGGATAAAGGCAGCGCAATTACCGCAACGCATGGTCTGGGCTTCTTCAACATCTGTTTGCCACTCATCTGCTCGCTTCATCCAGAAGTCAACATTGTCTTCATCTGGATTAGCAGGACCATAGCCAACATTCTTAAATGCCCAATCACGGGCTTTCAGATTAGCCTTGATGTCATAGGTAGCAAGAGGGCAGTTCATAGTTTTACCACTTTACTTTATTAGCCCAGTACGCTGCGCTCATTTTGCCTTTGGCAATATTCTCAGCATGACGGGCTTTAAATGCTTCGTTTCTTTTAGATCCGTCAGGACTACCAGAAACACCTTGCTGACCAAAACGAATTAACTTTACTTGGTCACCAGACTTAGCCAATACAGCATGGCTTTTCTCGGGATGACCAGGAGTCTTCTTTGGTTTGTTGTAACCAGAGAATTCTTCTGATCCACGCTTAATCATTTCTTTTTAGCAGTCTTAGCCGCTTGCTTAAAGTCCTTGGCAGTAGGAGCGCCCTTAGTGCCAGGCTTTCTCATCTTCTCTTTGGAGCCAGCCTTGATACGTTCTTGCTTGGCATTAATGTTGGCATACAGCCCAGGTTTCATAACAACTCCGTAACGCTAACTGTTGAAGCAGTAACACCAGAATCTTTAATAACAGCAATCTTGTCACCAGAAGCCACGGGGAAAATTTCAGATGTATTGTTTGCCAACATTGGGCTTGTCGTAATGCTTGCTGTTGGTGCAGATCCAAACTGGATATGACTATGACCTAATGAACAAGCAACTCGAACATGAGTTGTTGAGGCCGCAAAAGCGGTACTTGCAACACTAGAATTTGTTACTGTAAAAACTTGTGTCGTACCAATTCTAAATACATTAGGGATGGTATTTCCGTTGTTATCTCTAGTTAAGAAAGACATGATTTTTTCCTTAAGTTACTTTTTGCTTTGGTTAGTTGCAGTACGACCACCACGTTTGGGCATAGCACGAGACTCGCTCATTGCAATAGCTACGGCTTGGTCACGGGATTTAACCTTCTGACCAGAAGAAGACTTGAGCTTGCCACGCTTGTATTCACCCATTACTTTGCCAATCTTGTTGGCAGCATCATCCATGTTCATAGGAATCTCCAATATAGGTTGCGTAATACTACCATATTGTGTTAATAAAAAAAAGAGCCACTTTTTTAGGGTGGCTCAAAATTTGAACGGCAACGGCAATCAAACAAGCCCTCGAATCAACCTTTTTATCGGTTTACCCCAAGACAAATTAGATCCCCAAGAGATTGTGGCAGCATCTGACGCAAATGTCAAGACAAAAGCATCAGCCATGTCAGGAGATTTCAACCCCCTCCTGCGAATATCATCCTTGGACTCAATCTTAATTTTCCCATTGGATGTAAATGTATATCTTACTGTCGCTAGTTCAGCAATAAAATCTTCGTTATTGGGTATCTTGCAGTCCCGCTTCTCCAGCCAGGCTTTGGTTTTGTGCCACAACTCAGCCCTTAGATTCAAATAAGTGCCGCCCATAGCAGGACT